CTACATAGTTACCATTTTCTAGTCGATCTTTTCTATTATCGTCTCTAGTGGTTTTAGTAAGTATATCACTTGTAGATTCATAGACATTGATCGGTGCGCCCGTTCCTTGTCCTCTATCTGCCCACTCAACGTATTGTCTTTGATATGCACAAGGTAAAACTCGTATACCCTTTGCACCATCGTACAATTCGTTTGTAACAGTGTTATAAATTAAGCCAGGTTTAGCACCAGGTACACTTTCATCTTGCACCTCTGGTGATAAAGCCATTAACACCTTCAATCTTGGTGTAGCTAAATCTTCTTGGCTGATGTTCTCTAAACCACTAGAGGCATCTTGTTCCATTAAAGATAGATTTAACGCCGGTACAGCATTTTCTTTCTTAGCAACATTTGAGTTTGCCATAGTCTCTCCTTTTATTTTTTAGTTATTTTAGTTTCGGCGCCAACAAAGACTCCGAATTTGTCCATGGGTATTTCAACACCATCAGCAATTTGCTCACGAACAAAAGCTTTTAAAGTCATAGGCTCAACCCATAACTTCTGTTGAGGTTCATAACCTAATTGATTTACTCTATCAATAAACTCATTAGCTCTGACATCCTCACCTTTACCGAACACTGCTGATACTTGATTCTTAATCAAATCGCCGTGTCCATTATCACGAAGCCACTTAAAAGCATCTTCACGATATCTTACAGGAATAGAAGCTTGCACTTTCTGTTTCACTTTTACAGCGGAACCATCTGATAGTGTTACACTTTCTAATCCTAATTCAGCCATTTTAGCAGGTATGATTTCTTCGGATAATTTACGAATAGCTTTTGCTTTCGCTTTCAGTTGTTCCTCTAATTCTGCTAACTCACTTTCGAGCTGTACTTGTTCTGCACATAACTCTGACATCTCTTTTAAAGAGTTGTCACCAATGTTAGGTGATGATACATCACTTTCCATTTCATCAATTAACCCTAAACTAGTCATCTATTTGTCCTTTCTCGTATAGGTTTATTTCTACAGGATAATACCTAAATTCTCTCTTATCCCATTTTAAGCACTTAAAACGCCCTCTATTATTAGAAGAAGCAATAGCACATGCTATACCAATAGCAGAAGGATCACCCATTAGCAACAAATAATCATCATCACTAAAGTTTTTAAGCTTTTGACTTAATCTTCTAACAGTTGGTCCGGAGCTTAAAACTATTTGAGAGTTATTAGGTAATAGTAATTCAAGTTCTCCATATTTTTCTGCACTCAAAATGTTTCTACCAGAAACTTCTTGCACTACAAAAACTTTCCCACCTGTCAGTGGTTTGGTCAAAAAGTTTATGTCAACGACATCCTTTACCATTCTTTCTCCTTTTTTATCCCATATACACATTGACAAATTATTTTGCAAGTGTAAATTACAATTAGAATTATAGAATGGATTACAAATTTAAAACAGAGCCGTATGAGCATCAGTTACATGCGTTAGGTGCTAGTCATAACAAAGAAAATTTTGCTTTGTTTATGGAGATGGGTACGGGTAAATCTAAGGTATTAGTTGATAATATAGCCATGCTTTATGACAGAGGTAAGATTAATGCTGCGTTGATAATAGCACCAAAGGGTGTTTACAGAAATTGGGAGCGTCAGGAAATACCAACACACATGCCAGAACATGTTGTGCATAATATTGTTACTTGGTCTCCTGCTACTACAAAAAAACAACAACAAGAAAATAGAAAATTATTTAAACACGATGAAGAACTTGTAATATTTTTAATGAACATAGAAGCGTTTAGCACAAAGAAAGGCATGATGATTGCTCAAAAATTTCTTTTAGCACATCAAACTTTGATGGCTATAGATGAATCAACAACAATAAAATCACCAACAGCATCAAGAACAAAAAATGTTTTAAAGTTAAGAAGATACGCAAAGTATAGAAGAATATTAACAGGATCGCCAGTAACAAAAAGCCCATTAGATTTGTATACTCAATGTTATTTTCTCGATCCTTTTTATTTAGATTTTAGTTCTTATTATTCATTTAAAAATCGCTACGCTTTGATGGTTGATCGTAACGTAGGTAGTCACAGTTTTAAACTTGTTACAGGTTATATTAGATTAGATGAACTTAATAGTAAACTTAATAAGTTTTCATATCGAGTATTAAAGGAGGATTGTTTGGATTTACCAGAAAAAGTATACATGAAACGCACGGTGTCGTTGACACCAGAACAATTAAAAGCGTACACAGAGATGAAAAAGCACGCGTTGACAGAATTAGAAGGTAAGCAAACTAG